TTAAATACTTACTTCGATTTGTTTAGGTAACAAAAAACCCTCAATACAAAGGGCTGAACAACTTTGCTTAAGGGTTAAATTTCGACTTATCAAAATGGCTACCTAAATATCAATAGGTGTTCAGCCAAATTGATGGGTCAAATATATAAACTATTTTTTAATTATAAATACTTTTTTCAATTTATTTTTAAAAATAATTACAAACGCATTTAAAGGCTGTTTAACAAACGATAAAATATAAACTATATCAATATACCAAATATACATTATCTTGCTTTAAAACAACTAAAAAGGCTATTTGCTTAACTTGTGAGCAAACATTTTAATAATAGTAGTAGGCTTTATAAACCTGCAAATAAATCTTAATATCCTACCCGCATTAGTTGTTGCTTCGCTTCTTGAATATTCTGTTGCTGCTGAATCTAACAACTCCTGCACTGGTTCTGGTATCTTATCTAAGTTTGGCATATCTATATATTTATTTAATAGTTTCATAAGTTGTTCGTCCGTTTACTTTTTTAGCTTTTAATACTTGCTTTCTGTTTTTACCTTTCACATATGAAACGTGAATCCAGCTGCAGTCAAATTCATTTATTAGCTGATCAAATTCTAAATTCTTTCTAATATAGTCAAATACTTCTTTGTTGGTTGGTTTGCCTTTTGAATCCATATCAATATCCATTGCCTGGCCTGAACAATGTTGGCTTGTAATACTGCCTTTTATGGCTTGATTTAAATTTAAACCTCTATATACACTTGAAACGTGAATAGGTGCCTTAAAATGCTCTCTAATTGGCTCAAATACCTTTTCAGCTAATAACTTCATATTATCAATTACTGATTGGTTAGGGTTGTTGTTTACTATTCCTAATTTATCCGCAGTCGCTGATCTTGTACATTCTTCTAATGTTAAATGTTTACTTATTTGCATCTTCTTTTTTAGTTAAAAGTTTATAAATCATTATTCCTGTGTATATTATTGAAAGTGATAAAAGCAATAATTTCATTGTGCTTTCAATACTTGTAAATGATAGCCCGAATATCGTACCATTTACCGCTAATACTTCTAAATTCTTACTTGTCATTTTTATTCTTGTTTAAATATTCGTTCATTTTTTCTATATTTTTAGCCTTAACCTTGTAGGTTAGTTGTTTCGGTTCTTTTGGTTTTTCCTTTTCCATATCATAGCACCCATCCTATTGGGTTTGGTTTAGTATCTGGGTACATATCTGAATTACTATTGGTCCAATATTCTGGAAACATAGCACTAGCATTAATAGCCATATAATCAACAAATCTTTTAGCGTAAAAATCAGCAAACGTTCTGTGCTTTTGGACCAGGATATCTAGTTCTTCTTTTGAAACGTTTTCGCTGTTATCTGTACGGTGTTTAAATACGCCACCGTTTCTAACTTGATAGTTTGCAAATGGTAAATAATCCACCATTGCAAAGTGAATCAACATAGGTTGTACGTAATCAGAAACCAAATTAAGATAGTTACCTGTTAAAGTTGTAGTATCTATTTTTAAAGTAATAGCATCGTATAATTTAGTACCTAAATAGTTCTGCAAGTGCATCTGCTGCGAAATTTTGATGAAATGAATAAAAGAATCTATATCAACATTTCCGTTAATTATAGTGTTTGCTTTTAGGTCTTTTGGTGTGATAAATAGTGTTGTCATAATTACATATCGTGCGGAGCAATGTACGCTTTAGGGTTATTAGTTGGTGCTATCTCTCCTGCTCTTCTTACATCCGCTGGTGTTGATGGTTGTGCTGCTGTATTTTTACCGCTTCCTATTTTTCTATACATTTCACGAACCCAGAAATGTTTGCAAGTTCCAAATGGAAAAGCATCGCTTAACTTGCCACCGCCTTTCCAAAGAAATATATCATAAGGTTGGTCTGGGTTTGGGTTCATACCAAAGCCTGGGTTTACATTGTTTTGGCTCATTGCTTCTATATCTTCTTTTCTGTAAAGTTTATTAGCAGCCATCATTTTTTTACAAAACTGTCTTTCTGGTGATGCATTACCGCCGTATCTATATCGTGTAATATATAATTTTGTATCTTGTCCTGAAACGCTTTTAGTTCTTGCAGTTCCAGTTGATACTTCAGCTAAAAAAGTAGCGTTTAAATTTTCTGTTTGTGCATCTAATTCTGTTTCTGTTTCGTAGTTTACGGGTTCTGAACTTACCAATTCCCACTCGTTTAAATCTATATCTTCACCGTATTGTGAAAGATCAATAGTATGTTCGCTTAAACTTGCTGTTGGCTGTGTAGGTTCTACTTCTACTGTTAGTTCATTATCACCATCTAACGGTTGTAGATTTTTAAAATAAAGATTTAAACTAATATCATTAAAAGCTAAAATTTTATTGAAGTCTTTTATTAGTAAATTTTGAAAAGGTTTAATAACTGTATTTTGCATTAAAATAGTAGCAGTTTGTAATTCGTCTGCATTGTTACCGAAACCGCTGTTATCTTTAATACCTAAAAGCATAGGGCTTATAACTCGGTGTCCAATCATAATTTTACGCATTGCTTCATCTGCAATAAATTGGTATTGATTGTGTGCGTCTGATAACTGAATTGGGTTTATAGTAGCACCGTAGTTATTATTATCGTTAAAAGATAGGATGAACCGACCTGCGTTAGAACTCCCGCCAAACTTGTTTTGTATATTTCGTTCAATATCTCTCTGCTCGTCTTCGGTCGGTGTCCCATTATTGAAATTTATTAGACAGCTCGGACTCATACCATTAAGTATGTTGTTTAGGTGAAAATTCGACACCTCCTCCTCGATCTCACAGTATTGCAAACAGCCCTGAAAATCAACGGGGCTATAAAAGTAAAAGCCTGTTTTGTATGGTTTGATGTATAGTATTTCTTCTCCACCATTACCAAAGCCAAAAGCTGGTATTTCTAAGGGTTTGTATTGTCTGTTTACTTTTGTCCAGTCTTCAGCGTAAAAATAATTTTCAACCTCGCCATCTTCATTACATTTACCGCTTCTTAATGTTTCAATAGGAAAGTGATTACATTCAACTATTCTTGTTTTATCTATTGAATAAACAACTTGAACAGCACATTGTCCCATCGCTTTTAAATCATAACACAATCTTTCAGTTGTATCGTCATCAAACAATAACATCGCTTGGGCATAGTCTTCTGGCTTTAATAACTTATCGCTTGCATCAATACCTTTTCCGTATATCATTTGACTGATACCGTTTACTATTGCGTTGTTTGTAGGTGATCCGTTTATACGGTCTTGTAAGTAGCCAAAATAGTTGTTATCTTCACCGTAATTAATCCAGTCTTGGTTTCTTACTTCAACTACTTTTGGACTTGTATAAGTTGCTAAATTTACAACACCAATTCCGCCCATCTTTTTAGGCTCTATTTTATTTATTTTTCGTTTCATATTTTATAGAAATTGTTGTCAATATTAGGCAACGTATATTGTCCTTCGTTTATTGAATAGTCTTGTATTGTTGTATCGTCTGCAATGCAAAATACTCGGTCTTTGTAAACTGTTTTTTCTACATCATCTCTTAAATAAACCTTTAAATTGTAAAATGTATTTTCTTTTAAAAAGTTAGATGTTATCACGCTATAAGTAGCCAAGTCAAAAGTAAAATCAGTAAAGTATGGCTCTCTTAAATAAACTGTTTTAGTTGTCTCGTCTGTGAATTCAAATACTAAACTAACAAGGGTTGTATTTACCGTTGGTATTATAGTTATAGGTAGGTCTAGATTTTTGTTTAATACTATCATAACAATATAACGTGAACTTATTTTATTTTGTAAAAAAAAAGCACCCAATAAATTGAGTGCTAATTCTAAACCTGTTCATATCCCTATGCAGGTGTAATTTGTGTTGGCACTCCAGAAGTCTGTGCTATTTTAGTCAAAATGTTGCTTGAAGCTACAAACTGTGACATCATAGGTTCTTGCGCAGAAACGGTCAAACTGTAACCATTTAGGTCGCCAAGCGCCACACCCGTTGAGATAGTTCCGTTTACATCGCATCCTCTAGTCATACCTACTGAAAGGTAGTTTCCGTTGTTGTCTTGTATAAATACGTGTGGTCTTGTAGCTATAACTTTAGCTAGTTCCGCTTGTGTCGGTGCATCTAATTTTGTCAAAACTAAAGTAAGTGTTTGCTCAAAAAAAGTTGTTCCGTTGTCATTACTTGAAGTAATGGTTTGCTCTAATCCCGATGCTGATTTAACATCGTATTGAAATAACGTGTAATTAGTACCGCTAAATG